ACGTGTCCCCGGAGGACGGCAGCGTGATCCTGCTGGGCGGCGCGCCGATGCCGGACGGCAGGACCAGGGTGCAGGTGTTGAAGACGTGGCCGGACATCATGGCCGCCCTGGCGGAGGTGCCGGCGATCGACGCGGCGGTGAAACCGGAGCGGTTCGGCTGGTTCCCGTCGGGTCCGGCCGCGGCGATGGCGTCGGCGTTGCGGTCCAGCCTGTTCACGAAGCGGCGTGGCTTCGTGGTGGTCGAGCTGACCGGTGCTGATGTGACTGAACTGTGCCAGGAGTTCGCTGCGCTCGTGGCGGCCGGGCAGGTGGTGCACTCCGGTGACAAGGTGTTGGACGGTCACATCGCCGGGGCGAAGAAGTGGGCCTCGGGCGATGGGTGGCGGTTCGTGCGTCGCGGTCAGGGCAACGTGCACGGCGCCTATGCGGCGGCGGGCGTGGTGCGTCTGGTCCGCAACCTTCCCCCTCCGCGTAAACGAGTGAAGCTGGTGGTCTGATGTCTGCTGTTCCCGTCCCACCACCTGCCGACCAGTCGTGGCTTCAGGTGGAAGCCATCCGGCCGCTACTGGCCTGTGTGCGGCCAGCCGCGCGCGCCGTGCGTGCTTGGGCCCAGCGGCGGCTGCCCGGAGCCGCGCAGACAGTCGGCTTGACGGGCCTCGTCGTGGCGATCGGCGGGCTCGCTGGCGTGTGGTGGGCGGTGCTCGCAGGCAGTCTTATGCTGGCCGGCCTAGGCGTCCTTTTCGAACGGACGACACGCTGATGGGCATCCGCAGCGCATTCGCACGGACCGCAGCACCGGCCAGCCATGGCCGCGCCAGCCTGCCCGTCGGGTCGAGCGGGGTACTGGGGAACCTGCTGAAGTCCACCGGTGGCCAGCCGTGGGAGGTGTTCGGCTACTCAGGGTTGGAGTTGTACCGCGGCGTCATGTCGATCCCGGCGTTCTGGCGGGGGTCGTTGCTGCTGGCCGATCTGCTGGCCCAGGTCGGGTGGGATGCGTACACGACCGGTGTCGGGCAGGACCAGCTGGTGTCGCCGCGGCCGCCACTGTTGGCGAAGCCCTCGCCGCCGTTTGTGCGCTTCCACACGTTCCGATCGATGATGTTGGACTACCTGATCCACGGAAACGCCGTCGCGGTGATCGCATCACGCGACGGTGCGGGTGTGCCGACGTCGATCTGGCCGATGCCGGCTCGGTGGGTGTGGAACAGGCGCATCCAGTCCGGCGAGACCATGACTGCCCTGCCGATCGGCGCGATCGAGTACAACATCGCCGGGAACCTGTATCCCGCTTCGGACATTCTGCACATCATGGGGCCCTCGTCGCCGGGTGCGCTGCGCGGGTTCGGGATCCTCGAAGCGCACAACCACGGCGCGTTGGCGACGGCGCACGAGCAGCAGCGTCAGGCCCGCAACGGTGCCCGCCCAGGTGTGCCGCCCGGCTACATCAAGGTCACCGGACCGGATCCGATCGACGGTGAAGATCTGGTCGCGGCGCGCGACGAGTGGATGCGGAAACGCGACGAGGGCGGCGTGGCCGCGCTGAACTCCGGCATCGAGTTCCAGGCGGTGTCGTGGAACCCGGACGAGGCCCAGATGATCGAGGGCCGCCAACTGTCGCTGAACGAGATCGCGAACCTGCTCGGTCTGCCGGCGACGTTCGTGAACTCCACCAACTCGGGTGGTACCAGCCTCACCTACACCACGGTGGACTCCGAGGCGCTGGTGTTGCTGAAGTGGTCGATGGGCGGCCATTTCGCGAACTGGGAACAGACTCTGTCCGAACTGTTCCCGGACGGCACGTGTGTCAAGGCCAACATGGATCACTTCCTGCGCGGCGACACCCAGTCCCGGTATACCGCCTACTTCACCGGGATTTCCGCCGGGTGGCTGCGCCGGTCCGAGGTGCGGGCCCTGGAGAACCTGCCGCCGGTGGACGGCATAGATGACCTGCCGCTGCCGTCGAAGGCCGAAAAGAACCTGGCCTGGACCGACCCGAAGGGCGGGGAATCTGTTCCGCCTCCCGGCGAGCCGATCCGGGCGGTCGCCGACCGGATTCCCGAACTGCCCGAGTTGGGAGAGGGCCAGCGGGCCATATCGCAGTTGCAGCTCACCCCGCACGGCCGGAACCTGTGGAATTACTGGACCGGTGAGGGAAAAGCACGCTGGGCCGGCTCCCCGAAGCCGTACACCACGCTCACGGTCGAACTGGCCAAGGAAGGCGTCCCAGCACACGAGATCCCCGGCCTGGCCGCGGAGATCTTCCACTCCGTGTTCCACATGACACCCAGCCAGCACGCCTACGTGACAGGAGATCACCATGGCTGATTTCTACCGGTCCTTCGCCAGCCAGTTGGAGATCCGCTCCGGTGGCGACGGCCGCACAGTGTATGGGCCCGCGGTGCCGTTCGACCAGCCCATGCAGATCGACGACGACTTGATCGAAGAGTGGGATCGCAGCGCCTTCGACCACCAGTTGCCGGCGATCCGACGCGTGCCGCTCTACCACGGGCATCGGATCCAGGGCGGTATCCACGTCGGACACCTGACGATGGGTCGTTCGGACCCGAAGCACCTGTACGTCGAGGGCCGGGTGTCCAAGACGCAGGCCGGCGACGAGTACCTGGAGATGGTGCACGACGGGTCGACGCCGGACTTCTCGATCGGGTTCGCGGTCGGCCCAGGTGGTTCGCAGCTTCGCGGGAAGATCACAAGGAGGATCAGGGCGCACCTGATCGAAGTCGCTGGCGTCCCGGTCGGCGCGTTCGGCGAGTCCGCCTCGGTGGCCGGTGTTCGGGCGGTCACGGCCGCGGACAACGGAGCCGGACTGGTGGTGCCCCGATACGCTGGGCACGCCGACGAACTGATGCAGATCCTCGCCGACTGCACGCCGGAAGAGGTGTCCGCGCTGTGCGCGACCGCCGAACAGATGGTCAACGAAGGGAGTCACCTGTCATGAGCCGGTTCGACGAACTGAAGGCGCAACTCGCCGCGAAGGGAGCCACCGACCCGGACGGGTTGGCCCGCTACATCGGCGAGCACAAGTACGGCCACCCCGGTTTCGCCGCCCTGCAGGCGGCCGGGCAGGCCAAGAAGAAGGCCATGCACGACAGTGAAGCGGGTAACCGGGTGGCCGTACAGGCCGATCCGATGCTGCCGCGCATGTTGGAGGCGGCACGCCTGGTCGCGCAACTTCCGATCCTGCCCCTGTGAGGTAGACTGCGCGGTGAGTAAGGCCGCCACCCCGGCGCGTCCGCCACCACCCCCACCGGCTTGACCGGTGGCCACCCTGGCGGAGGCGGCGTCGCCACCCCGGCCAAGTGATGATTCATTCCACTTGGCACCGGGAGGGTGTTGTGGCCGACGAAGCCACCATTGTCGCCAATCCGTATCTGACTCGGCTGCGCGCGCAGTACAACTCGCTGCAGACGTCGATCCAGCAGATGCAGGAGCGGGCGACCAACGAGAAGCGGGACCTGTCCGAAGAGGAACTGAACGCGATCACCGGGCAGGCCAAGGACGCCGGCAAGGTGGCCGAGCAGATCCGGTCGCTGACCGAGCAGGAGCAGCGCAACCTGGAGGTAGGTAAGCTCGCCGCCGACCTGGAGCAGTCCGTCGAGGACACCCGGAACGCGGTCAGCGGCGCCAAGCAGCAGCGCAGGACGGGTAACACGCAGGCCCGCGAACGCGACCCCGGCCACTACCGTTCCGCCGAGGAAGGCGGACAGAACGGGTTCTTCGCCGACAACTTCCGGGCCCTGTACCGCAACGACGAGACCGCCAAGTCGCGTCTGGTCGAGTACGGCAGGTCGCTGCACGACCGGGCGGTGACCGACCCGCTGTCCTCGACCGTGGCCGGTGTCGGCCTGGTGATGCCGCACTGGCTGCTGGAACGGTTCCAGCGGCTCAACTACCAGAAGCGGGCGTTCGCCAACTCGGTGCTGAACATTCCGCTGAACGGTGACTCGCGGCCGATGACGCTGCCCTTCGAATCGGTTGGCGCAGATGCGGCGGTGGGTGACCAGGCGGCCGAAGGTGACGCGCCGACCAACAACAACGGTTACACCACCGACACGGACACGATCACCCCGAAGCCGACCACGGGCGAGCAGGTCGTGACCCGGCAGTTCCTGGACCAGGGTTCCCCGGCCGGCGACATGCTGATCTACGCGAACCTGTCGGCCATCTACGACTCGAAGATCGAGGGCAAGGTGTGCACCGCCGCGATCAGCGGTGCCGGGTCCAACGCGGTCACCATCGCCTTCGACACGTTCGCGGGTGGCACGGGCGACACGCCCACCGGCGACCGGTTCAACGACACCGCGACTGGCGTCGCCTCCAACGCGGTCATCGACACCACGGTGCTGATCGACTCCAGCCGGTTCGTCACGCCGACCCTGGTCATCGTGACGCCGCAGCGGTGGGGCAAGTTCCGCAAGCTGCGGGACACCAACGGCCGGCCGCTGATGCCGATGTCCAACTACCAGCCGCAGAACGCCGAAGGCGTGGCCACAGGTGTGATGGCCGGCGAGTTCGAGGGCCTCACGGTCCTCAAGACCACCGGCATGGGCACGGGCGCGTCGTTCCCGGAGAAGTTCCTCGTCGTCGTGCCGGAGGACATCTGGCTGTTCGAGGACAGCGTGATGCAGTACCGGTTCGAAGAGAAGGGCGGCCCGGAGAAGATCACGCTGGGAATCTGGCGGTACAACGCGGTGAAGGTGGTCCAGCAGGGCCTGGGCGTGCGCACCGTCACCGTCACCGCCGCGGCCGACCCGGGCAGCGTCTGATGGGCCGGTGGGTAGAGCTGGCGAAGACCACGTGGGAGGGCAGCAAGCCTGCCCAGTCGCCCACCGGGAAGTTCGTCGACCTGGACAGGGCTTCGTTCGTGGCGGTCGTCCAGCAGCCGGACCAGAACGGCCAGCCGACCGATTCGTGGGTGGTGCGCACCGACCAAGGTGCGTTGGCCTCCGCCACGTTCGGCAGCGAGGCGGAGGCCCGCGGCCTGCTGTCCGAGCTGGTCGATCCCGTGGTCGTGTCGGCCAGCAAGCCGACGCCCGAAACGGGGCCATCGTCCAAACCGATGGCGGCCACTCGAAAGCGGACCTGACCGATGTCACGTACGTGGCCGCCGTCCATCCAGGACGTGAAGACCGACGCGTCCATCGACACGTCGGTGGATGACGATCGCCTGCAGATCGTTCTTGACGCGGCGGTCGCGTACGTGCAAAGGGTTCGGCCGAGGTTCAACTACGACGCCGACACGCTGCTGTCCGACACTGTGCCGGACCCGACCGACGACCTGTGGTTGGGGACGGTGCGGCTGGCCGGGCGGTGGCATTCGCGGCGCCGCTCGGTGGACGGCCTGGTCGACATGGGTGAGATGGGCGCGGGCCGGGTGCCGTCGGTGGACCCGGACATCGAACGGATGTTGGGGATCGGCCGGTACGTGAAGGCGGCGTTCGCGTGAGCGTTGTCGAAGAAACCGCGGCTCTGGCCGCCCTGCTGTCCACGTTGGACGGTAGCCAGGTGTACACCGAGCCGGATGCGGCGATCAACCTGCCCGCGATCATGATTGGCCCGCCTGAGCTGTCGTGGACGGTGTTCAACGGCTCCGGACCTGATCAGGCGAAGTGGTTGCTGTACCTGATCGTCAAGGCCAACGGCGACGCCCTGGCCGCGCTGGAGCAGATGATCGGACAGGTCGCCGCGCTGCTGTTCGCGACGCCGGGCGCACCCGTGATCACCGATCCGGCGGTGCCCGATTCCTGGAAGTCCGGTGGCGCAGACCTGCCGGCCTATGTGCTGACCATCGAAGGGAACGTGTGATGGCACTGACTGATCCGCAGCCGCACGCACGGCGGATAACCACGATCGTGATGACCGTGGACGGCACGGACTTCTCCACGCAGCTCCAAACTGGCGTTTTCGATCCCGGTGTGACCGCCGGTGATCAGCAGTTCACCCTGTCCTCGGCGGGCGAAGGACACAACGCGTTCTACGAGGACACGGACCCGAAGGCCACGTTGGCCGTCAAGGGTTTCGAGGACTGGCGTTCCGGTGGCCTGTCCGACTTCATCTACTCCAACATCAACGCCGTGGTGGACTTCGTGTTCGAGCAGAACCCGGATATCCCCGCCGAGCACATTCTGGTCACCGGATCACTCAAGATCATCCCGCATGCCACCGGCGGCGACGCACGCACCTACGCGATGGTCGACTGCACCTGGCCGGTGCTGCCCGGCTACGCCTACGACCACCCGGGGAGCTGACCATGACACGAGTCAACGTCGTCACGCAGGCAGTGTCGTTGGCCGGCTTGGTGCCGACTCTGACCGCGCCGACCGCATCCAACGATGTGGTGGACATCGGCCGCTGCGCGCTGATGGTGGACAACGCTTCCGGCGCTTCGATCAACGTGACCGTCGTGGTGCCCGGCTTGGTGGACGGTGACCTGGCTGTCGGCCCGCGTGTGGTCGCGGTGGCGGCGGGTGCCACGAAGCTGATCCCGTTGACCTCGCTGCACTACCGGCAGACGGCGGCCAGCGTGGACAGCGGCCAGACGGGCGACGTCGGCAGGGCGTACGTCAACTACTCGGCGGTGGCCAGCGTAACCAGAGCTGTGGTGTCGCTGTGAGCGTGGCCATGCTGCGGCTGTTCGTCCAGCGTGACGGCGAGGACGGCCAGGTGCTGGACGTGTCGCCGCGACAGGTTCTCCAGTGGGAGAAGGCGTTCCCGAACCGGTCGATGACCCGTCTGGACAACGAAGCGGTCCGCCTGGAGTACCTGTACGAGTTGGCCTGGGTGGTGCTGGACAAGCCCGGTGAACTCGCCGCATTCCAGGACTCGACCGACGTGGCGTTCGTCGTCGAAGAGAAGAAGGGCGGGACCGCCGGCGAGGCGGACCCTACCCAGTCGGAAGTGCCCACCGGATCCTCGTCGACCTCGCGCTCGCGTCGGGCATCCCGGTCGCCGAGTGGCGACGGGAGTTCGAGCAAGACCCGCGAGTGATCGACACGGCGTTGGACCACTACCGGCGGCTGAACGAGCAGCGACGACGCAAGTGACGGGGAGGTGATGCTCGGTGCCTATCAAGGGTCCGAAGTCGGCGAGTATCACCTACAAGGTCAAGATCAAGGGTGTCGACGAGACCTTGAAGGCTTTCCGCCGCCTGCCGAAGGAAGCCAACACCGAGCTGCGTGACGCGTCCCGGGAGATGGCCGGCGACCTCGCCCAGAAGATCAAGTCTGCTGCCGGCCGCGAGGGTCGCCAGTGGGCCATCCTGGCGCGGACAGTGCGTGCCAAGAGGGACCGGGTGCCGGTGGTCCAGGCCGGCGGCCTGACCCGCCTGGGCCGCAACCGGAAACCGGCCTACAAGATGCTGTTCGGCGCCGAGTTCGGCGCGACCGTGCTGCACCAATACAGGAAACGCACGCCGGGCAACCGCGGGTACGTGTTCTTCCCGACCGCCAAGAAGCAGACCAGGAACTTCGACAAGCGGTGGAACAAAGTCGCCGAGGACATTCAGAAGCGGTTCGGTGAAGACTGATGGCCGCCAACGGAACCCGCACGATCACCGTCAAGTTCGACGGTTCCACCACCGGCCTGACGGCCGCTTCGAAGGCCGCCGAGAAGGACATCTCCAGTGTCGGGTCGAAGGCCCGCGAGTCCGGTGGCCTGGTTGGCGGGGCGATCGCGATCGGACTGACCGCGGCGGCACCGCTGGTGTCGGCCGCGCTCATCGGTGGCGTGTCGCTGGGTTTCATCGGCGTGGCCGCACTGGTCCAGAAGAACAACAAGCAGGTCGTCAGCAGCTTCGGTGACCTGAAGGACCAGGTCGTCGGTGAAATGACCAGCGTCACCGACCAGGTGGTGCCGTATCTGACCAAGGCCGCCGGGGCGTTGCGGCAGGAGTTCGCGAACCTGGGACCGCAACTGTCGTTCGCGTTCAGCTTCGCCGGACCAGACCTGGAAACCCTCACCTCCGGGGTCGACAACCTGGCCGAGAACGCCATGCCCGGACTCGTCGGCGCCATGAAGAACTCCCAGCCTGTCGTCAAGGGCATCTCGACCCTGCTCGGCGACCTGGGAACCACCACCACCATCGTCCTGGACTCGCTGTCCTCACACAGTGATGAGTTCGGCAAGGACATCACGATCCTGGGCACCACGATCGAGAATCTCGGATCGGTCGCCGCCGGTGTCCTGCCCGGACTCGCGTCAGGGTTCGGTGTCGGCATCGGGTCGGTGAACCGGATGCTCACCGTGCTCAAACCGATCGCACCCGAACTCGGGAACATCGTGGGTCAGGCCCTGCCGATTGTGGGCATCTTCAAGCTGGTCGGAGCAGCGGCCCAGCCGATCGGCACCCTCGGCGACAACATCAAAGACACCGGCTCGAAAATGGTTGGCCTCAACGGTCAATCGTCCGTGCTGGGCCGCACCGTCAGCGGCGTTGGCAAGGCCGTAGGTACGGTGGCGACCGCGTTGCCGTTGGCCGGCGCTGCGTTCGGTCTGGTATCGACGGTGATCGCCGACTCGGACCAGAAATTCGTGGTGTGGCAGAACGACATTCTGCACGGCGGTGCGGAAGCAACGCAGGCGCTGAAGCAATTCCAGACCCAGGTGTCGTTCATGCCAGGATCGTTCCAGAAACTCACTGCTGGGTTGACGCCATTGCAGAAGGCGCAGGCCGACTACAACATCGTCGTCACCGCGTTCGGACCGAACTCGCGGCAGGCCGCAGCCGCGCAACGCGAACTTGCGTCGGCGAACTCCGCGGACGAGCAGTCCCAGCAGCGACTGAACCTGGCGATGCTGTCCACGAACGAGCAGCTGGCCAACCAGGAGTCGCTGCTGCTCGGGTCGATCAACGCCAGCTTGGGTTTCCAGTCCTCGGTGCTGCAGGTGAAGCAGGCGCAGACCGACTACACCAAGGCGGTGCACGACTTCGGCGGCAAGTCCGACGCGGCCAAGCAGGCACTGATCGGCCTGCAGCAGCAGCAGACGAACGAGGTGGCGCAGGCCCGTGGAGCCGCTGACGCGAACAATCAGAACGCGTCGGCGGCGCAGCGGGCGAAGGCGGAGACTGATGCGCAGACCGCGACCGTGCTGGCGTTGGCGGCGGCGTCAAAGGGGCACATGACGCCGGCGTTGAAGTCGATGGTGGCTGGTCTGAACAACACCCAGCTGGCCGCGTTCGCGGCGACCGGGAAGCTTGCCGGCACGCATCAGGAGATCGTGAAGCTGCCCAACGGCAAGAACATCAAGATCAACGTGGCGTCGAACGGGCAGGCGGTCGCGAACAACACCCAGCGGGCCATGAACTCGCTGCACGCCCCGGATTTGCGGATCATCGCGGTCGACGGGGTCACCTCGAAGGTGAACGAGATCGTCAGGTTCAACAGCGGCAAGACGATCCACGTCAACGTCCAGACCGGGCAGATCTCGGCGCTCGGCCTGCCGCACCGGGCGTTGGGAGGACCAGCGCCTGCGGGTCGGGCATTGATCGTGGGTGACGGCGGCGGTCCGGAGATCTTCGTGCCCAACCAGTCCGGACGCATCGTCGGCACCAGCGAGTCCGCCGACATCCTCGGCGGTGACCGAGAAGGTTGGCAGGGCGACATCGTCATCCCGGTCGACCTCGGAAACGGTGTGCGGCAGGTCATCCGTATCAATAACCGTGACCTGCGCCGGGCGGTCAAGGCGGGGAGCAGGATCCGATGACACTCGCCGCTGCGTTCGACGATGCCACCGCGAAGGTGACGCTGACCGTTGCCTCGGCGCCCACCGGTGCGACCAAGGTGCACCTGCAGCGGTCGGTGGATCAGGT